TTCAGCCACGGACTCAATCAGATAAAGTATTAATTGAATGATAACCTAGAAATATGAATTTAGGCTATAAAAAGGGGGTAATAATTGAAAAATTTGTTATTTTTTAGTGTATGTCTGTAAAAACCGCACCAGAAATCAGTTTAAGATATGCCCAGGGTCAAGTTTTTAACTGTGAAAAACGATTTCGCATCCTCGTAGCTGGTAGAAGGTTTGGTAAATCATATTTAGCTTGTATAGAACTGCTTCGTGGAGCGATAAATCGACCAGGGGAGACATATTTTTACTGTGCACCGACATATCGGATGGCAAAAGATATAGCATGGAAAGAACTGAAGAAATTAGTACCAAAAGTATGGGTTCAGAGTAAAAATGAGACAGATTTGAGACTAGATCTGATTAATGGGTCGAGTATTGAGCTAAAAGGTACTGAAAATGCTATGGCATTGAGAGGAAGAAGTTTGGCAGGGGTTGTATTGGATGAAGCTGCATTTATGGATAAAGATGTATGGGCTGAAGTTATTAGACCTGCTTTAGCAGATAAACAGGGGTGGGCGTTGTTTATTAGTACACCTGATGGCACTGCTAGTTGGTTTTATGATATGTGGTGTTTTTGTGGAGAAACTGATCGAGATGATTGGACCAGGTGGAGTTTTACTACGATTGAAGGAGGTAATGTCGCTCCAGAAGAAGTTGAAGCAGCTAGAGGACAGTTAGATGCAAGAACATTTAGACAGGAATTTGAAGCTAGTTTTGAAAATTTAACCGGTTTAGTAGCTGTTAGTTTTAATGATGACAATATTGATAAGGAAGTACAGGATCTACACATGATGCCTTTACTTTTGGGTTTAGATTTTAACGTTGACCCTATGGCCGGAATTTGTGCGTATAAACATGAAGATTGTCTTTATGTATTTGATGAGATTATGTTGACGGGTGGTGCTACCACATGGGACTTTACTGAAGAGGTTGTTAGGCGATATGGAGTAGATCGAAGAATTATTGCTTGTCCTGATCCTACTGGTAGCTCAAGAAAGACAAGTGGAGTGGGTGTTACAGATCACACAATACTTAGAAGGTCTGGTTTTACTGTCATGAGTCCTAAATCACCCTGGAAAATAAGAGATAAGATAACTGCTGTTAATACTGCACTACTTGATGCAAATGGAGAGAGGCGAACTTTTATACATCCAAGATGTAAAGAATTAATAAAAGCACTTAGAACTCTTACTTACGCTCCAAATACAGGTATGCCAAACAAAAATCTAGGGGTTGACCACGCATTTGATGCTTTTGGTTATCTTTGTCTACAACAATTTAACCTTGCCAAACCAGAGACATTAGGCCAAACTTCGTTTAGAATATATTAAGAA